AACAGCAAAATACGTGGCGGGTTCAAACTAGACAATATCAGTAGACTCAAATACACCATGGCCGGCATGGCAGCAATCAAAGAAGGATTGTTTGAAAGCTACTACGGCAATAAAAAAATCAGCTATGCTGGAGAGCCAACACAAGCCAGACTGATGATCAAGCACAGTCGCAATCTTGAAGAAAACGATGCTCGATTCCGTTATGTAGAAAGTTTGTTTATTGAAACTGCAGATGGTGAGCGATTCAAGCTGCCATTTAAAAAGTTGTCAGGCGGCAGAGCCATGGTTGAACATGTGAAACAAGGTGGCAATCCCTATGACATTCGTGGCCAACACATTTCACAAATAGTTGAACAACTCAATGTGCTGTCACAGTTTCGTAGAGCAAACCAGAAAAAAGTATTTGAAGGTGTTGCCGAAGAGCTTGTGACTGAAACCAATACATACTACGTTAATCTACAGCGTAATCTCAAAACACTATCCTCGTCACACGGATACAATCAATATTTTGAATCTTGGACTCCTGCTGATATCTCTGATTCAGAATTAGTGGTTGAAGATTTAAAAAATCTATTTGTGGAAACTCGCATTGATCCCAGAATAGAACAAGCCTTGCCTATGTTAGCAAGAATACAACAGGAAACAAACACCATGAAAGAAGCACAAATTTTTGAAGATTGGGTCAACAAGGTAATGGAAGGCACCTGGGCCTTACCAGATACACCAGAAGCACAGACCAAACTAGACACACTCATGAGTCAAGAACTCATTGTTGGCCCAGACGCTACCAATGCCACAGAACAACTGTATGATGTCATTGGCGACGATCAATTGTTTGATATCCTCAATAACCTGGCTGACCAAGATCCTCGTGCTAATATTTGGGATGACACCGATGTGCAGGCCAGATTGCAACAACTTGGTATTCAAATGAACACCACTCCTGTTGCTGCTCAACAACAGCCAGTGGCACCTGCTGCTGGTCAACAAGCACCGGGCACTGCTCCTGAACAGGCCGTGGCGGAAGCAATTCCAGCTGCTGGAGTAGACCCCAAAGCAACTCAACAGTATGCTCAACAAATTGTGCAGGCATTGCAACAAGCAACCGGTGCAACTGTAAAAGATTTTCCAAATCAAGACGGTACTGTTAAAATAGTAATAAACCCAGATCCTGACGACCGTACATATCCACCATCACGTGGATATATAGTTCCAACTGGTAATGACGGTGCAACAATGCAAAATATTACCAAAGCAATCAATCCATACTATAATACATTTAGACAAAAAGGTTGGAGATTTGATCAACCTGTAGGCGGCGCATTTACAATTGGTATCCCAACACAACAAGCTGTGGCAGAAAACACAGAACTCAATGACATGCTGAAATATGCTGGTGTGCCAGTAGCTGAAAGTCGTATTCACGAAAACTCTGAATACACCTATGAAAAAGTTGCCAAAATTTTAGCCCGTGAAAAACCCGGAATGGCAACAGACAAATCCAGCAATGATTTTTACAGTGCAGTATATCATGAACTGATAGCTATTGGTATGACACCAAAAGCTGCTCGCAATTTAATTTCGCATGACGAGGACTTTATAAGTGATGTAGCAAGCGCATACAACCACTACCAAACCAATCCAGGATTAGACGAAACTAATCATGGAGTAGGTGAAGGTGTGCTTGGCGCAGTTGCAGGTAGTGCATTAGGTAGTGCAGTAGCTGGTCCAGTGGGCGGAGCAATTGGCAGCGCATTAGGTCAGGCAGCCACCGATGGTGGATCAAGCATGGTAGAAAGTTCATGCAACACTACCATGGAAGGCGAATACTGTCCAGAACACGGCCTGGCCGAATGTGGCATGTATGAAATGGGCACAGTAGCAGGATCAGTTGCTCCCATGATGGAAGAACATGATCATGACGCATGGTTGGCAAGAATAAAAACACTAGCATTGATCAAGTAATATATACTAGATGAATTTTGATTGTTATGCCATAACCACTTGGCCTGGTTATGCGTTCCAAACTGCCCTGTGTATCAAATCCATAGTGCAGCACTTTCCAGCAAAGCCCATCCATGTCATAGTAGATACCAATCATGCACATGACGTTGATCCTTGGCCAAATTTCTTTGAAGACATACAAACTTATCTAGGTCAACAATACTGGCAGTTTGACAATTTGGTATACCACCGTGTGGATGATGTGCCGCTGATCGATTCGTGCAAAGTGGGATGGTGGCGACAACAGTTGGTCAAACTCAATCTTGATCAATACCTACCAGGCGATTCGTGGTTGATGGTGGATGCAGATATCATTTTTGAACAAACTTTAGAATTTGATACTGTACCAGTTAAAATAGACCATTTGTATGCACTTGAGTCTGATCCAATCACACTAGGCAATCGAATGTACATTCGGTACATGTTGAACAGTGAACACGATCAAATCTTATGTGATAATTTTCCAGCTTGTGCCAGTGCAGTACCATTTAGACAACTTGATCGAAAGTTGTTGACTCAGTTGAGAAACAGAGTAGAACAGCATCACAATCGAAACTTTACGCAATTGCATTTAGACCTACTGGAAAGCGAACAGATAGTGGCCATGGATGTTGACTGCAAAAAAATGGTCATGAGTGAATTCGAATTGATTGAAGTGTACCGGCACTATCTATCTGACACTCCGCTGCCATTGCAGTCAGTGGGGTGGAGCCATACGTTTGCGTTAGAATGTACTGGCGACTATCGGTTCCGGCATTCTAGTTTGGCCGATTGGGCACTTGGAAGAGAATGGCTAGAGGCACAGCATCTCCAGATAACTAATGCTCAATGGCAAAAGAGCAAACTGTTTCAAGAAAATATGCCGCATTTGCGTAAATGACATAAATACACTTGACGAAAGCAGAAAAGAAGCATATACTTACGTTGTATGCAACATTATGTTGACGTCACAGGCAACAAACATCTAATTTTTAGATTGGCATATACATAGGCAACTTTTTTAAGGAGAAACATACTATGGCATCTTTAGCAGAAATCAGAGCAAAACTACAGGCAGCAGAAAACAAACAAGGTGGGCAATCCGCCGGCGGAGACAATTCAATTTATCCGCATTGGAATATGGAAGAAGGCCAAGCAGCCACATTACGCTTCCTCCCCGACGCTAATACAAAAAACACATTCTTCTGGCAAGAACGAGCAATGATTCGTTTGCCGTTCAACGGCATCAAAGGAGAGATGGAGAGCAAGCAGGTTATGGTACAAGTACCCTGTGTTGAAATGTGGGGCGACGCTTGTCCTATTTTAGCAGAAGTACGTACATGGTTCAAGGACAAGAGCCTTGAAGACATGGGTCGCAAGTACTGGAAAAAACGTTCATACATCTTCCAAGGCTTTGTGCGTGAGAATCCATTGGCTGACGACAAGTCACCAGAAAACCCAATCCGTCGATTCATCATCGGCCCTCAGATCTTTACCACTATCAAAGGTGCGTTGATGGATCCTGAACTGGAAGAATTGCCAACTGACTTCTTGCGTGGCCTGGACTTCCGTGTCAGCAAAGGAGCCAAAGGTGGATTTGCTGACTACAATGGGTCAAAGTGGGCACGCAAAGAGTCTGCACTTACAGAAGCTGAACAAGCAGCCATTGAAAAACACGGCTTGTATGACTTGAGCACCTACCTGCCCAAGCGTCCCGGTGATGTTGAACTCAAAGTAATTAAAGAGATGTTTGAAGCATCAGTAGATGGACAGCCGTACGACACTGATCGTTGGGGTCAATACTTCCGTCCTGCTGGTGTACAAGTTCCAGGCGCTGCTGCCGGTGATGCCGAAGACACTCCGGCACCTGCTGCCAAGCCAGCACTAAAGGTTGCCGCTCCGGCAGCACCTGTAGCTGACAGTTCGTTTGACGAGGAGCCAGCACCAGCGGCTGCACCTGTGTCGGCAGCCAAACCAAGCGGCAATGCCCAAGACATCTTGGCCATGATCCGCGCACGTCAAAACAAGCAGTAATTTCTGTACCAACACAAGGGGGCAACCTCTTGTGTTCTTCTATTTTTATAACAGGTGATACATGGGAAAACCCTTCGACGTCTCAAAATTCCGCAAGGAAATTACCAAATCAATCGACGGCCTATCGATTGGTTTTAATGATCCAACAGATTGGATCTCAACAGGCAACTACGCATTAAATTATTTGATCTCAGGCGACTTTAATCGTGGCATTCCACTGGGCAAGGTAACTGTGTTTGCCGGAGACTCTGGCGCAGGTAAGAGTTATATTTGTTCAGGCAACATTGTAAAGAACGCACAAGAGCAAGGTATCTTTGTGGTGCTGATTGACTCAGAAAATGCTCTTGACGAAGATTGGCTTAAAGCACTCGGCGTTGACACAAGTGACA